ATAAACAAAGAATATAAACCAGAACGTGTTTGACCATTTCTATTTCTTTTTGTGACATCGCTGTCGTTATATAACTTTTTAAAGTTATCACCACCTTTATCTAAAGCATTTGATGTTGATCCCATCATACACTTACCTATAATTCTACTACCAAGACGCAAACAAGTTTTTGTTACACGCCAGTTGTTTAGTATGTTATCAGGTCTTTCCCACTTACCACTTTCATCGTGCACTAACAGATTAAGTTTCTCTCCATCATAGCTATTGTCACCTGTGTTTTTCCAATCAATAGTAGTGTCAAGTCCAACCAACTCTTCTTGCTTTTCGTTGGCAGTAATCTTTTTACGCGTAAACTTACTTGCAGGTACGCGATAAGCAAGCTCAGACTTAGGTCTGTCCATACCGTCTTGTATCGGTTTAAAGAAAAACGGATAGTTAATCGATATAGGTACGACTTTATCTGTAAACATTTTTTTAGCATCAGCACCACTTTTTGATAGTATTCCATATCTAGAGTCACTTGATATAGTAGCCAAGTTAACAGCTTCAGCTGAGCTCATAAACGAAAAACCACTACGTCTGTTTTTTAAATAACACATACCGTAACAGCGTTTATCTGCCTTACATGCTTCCCAAAATATAAAGAACAGTCTATTAGCTTCTCTAAAATCTGGAGCGCCAACATCTATTTTACTCCATTGTAAATACATATAATGGCTACCTGTTATATATGTAGGCTTACCATTGTTTACAAACCAAAAGCCTTCGTCTCTACGCTTAAACTCTTCGTCTATAAAATCGTACCACTGATCTTTGCTTTCTTCTGGATGATTTCTCCAGTCAAAAATGTTTTTAAGTTTACTTAATTCTTTTGGGTACTCTATTTTTTGCCATTTGTTGCCTTGCACACGCAAGTCTTGTGGTTCCAACGGCAAGCCAATTCGCAAACCTTGAATCTCAAGTATTTGTCCAATTCTACCAGTTTTAGATATAACCACGATATCATGTTCTTTATTGTATCCATATTCCCATTTACGTTTTTTGTTAAGTCGACTTATTGTAGTCCTCTTAACTGGTTCAACTATTTTATATAAACTTTGTTCGTAACTCATTTCGATCTGCCTTCCGCGAAGCCCTTAAATACTCTGTCTTTTTTCTCTTCAGGTGTCTTTCCTTCCAAAATATTTTCTTCTTCTTGTACGCGGTTAAGTATTTCGAATGCATCAAATATTGCTAACTTTTTAGTAGCCGCAGCGTTTTTTAATCTATCAGCTGACACGTCATCATCTGTATTAGTGATAATCTGTTCTTGAGCTACTTTAATTAACTCATCAACTGCTTTGCGCCCAGCTAGGATTATACGTTTCTTCGTTTCCTTTATGCTCATATTTAATTGTAATATATTTAGAATAAACTCTATACAACCTTTCACCTTCAATTACAAACTCATAACTTGAGCTTGGATGAAAACCAACTAATTCACCTTTGTTAAAATAACCATCTGTATACTTAATAACACCAACACATGGTTGTTCTGGAACTACATCCCATTTAACTAAAGATTTTATTGGTTGTATAAAACAAAAACCCTTCATACACGTCCAACCATCATTTCTTTTATAAAGAAATATTTGATCTTCTTGTATTATATACTCATCATCTTTTAAGAAAGATCTAGTATTTTTTTCTTTCTTTTTTATATTGTGCCATCTTCTAAAAACATTATGATGTACAACAACAATGTCACCAACTTTAATATCTGTGTTGTTTACTATTGGTGTAGACTTAACAACTGCTAGTCTATTTACGTATTCGTGATTTTGTATTTCACTATTAACTATTAGCTCTTTATCACCAACGCTTACCTTGTTGTTATATCTTTCTCCATCAGGCGACACAATAAAACCTGTTATACTTCTCATCAATACTCTAGGTTATACTCAACTGATATAGCCATATTCTTATTGAAGTCTTTCCATGGTAATACGTTTTTATTTTTTCTAATATATATAGAGTACTTTTCTTTTTCTTCTAATATATTACATATAGTATGACCACCATAAACTTCTTGCCCCACAGCGTAGTGCATTGAGTTTTCTTTATAATCTTTACCTACAGTAATTTTTCTAATTAACTTGCTCATTGGGTTCGTACATTATAGTACCGTCCTCAAAGTTAATATTATCAGTACCGTACTTGTTTTTAATTTCATTTCTTATAATTGAAAGCTTCTCTTGCTCGTTAATTATACCGTGCAATACAGAGTGCTTTTGAGATTCAATAGCCCCTAGCTCAAACTGAGCTTTGTTTATTACTTTAACAATATCTTGTATTGCTGTTAACTGATCTGTGTGAATCTTTTCTGGGCGAAGATCTTTCGCCTTAGGTGTTTTTCTTTTTGCCATGATTTTATTTAATTAAATTAATATTATTCTTTATACTCTAGCTCAGAAGGTCTTGCTTCTAGTAAAGATTCTATTTCTTCGCTAGTCATCTGAGATAAGTAGTCGTCAGGTACATATATACAATATTCAGATGTATTTGGTATTGTTAGTACTTCACTAGTAGTTGTCGTTTTAGTGGTTGAGTTTGGATATTTAAAAAACGTATCCATATCACTAGCTAAATCTAAACATTGTTGTTGTGCTCCTCTAAAGTATTTCATTACAGTCCGTGTCTAGTCATTAAGTCGTTTTCAACATTTGTTAGATTGCTTCCAGTTAAGTTTGTGTTGTACACTGCAAATTCTGATATTTTACCATCCCAAAGTTGGTTTGCTTGATTATGATCTCCTATTACGTTTAACTTAAAAGTGTCTGAACCTGTATTTGACGGGCAATCAGCATTACCTATAGCAGATCCATTATCTCTAATTGCAAAATTTAAAGTACCACTAGAGTTACTGCCAATTACAGTAAGTAAAAACTTTTCTTCATCAACCAAGTCGTGTAATATAGTTTGTTGACTACCTCCTCCAGCTTCTGGGCGAAACCTCCACAATGTATTATCGTATCTAAAAAAGTTCGCGCCATTATCAGCAGCGTCTCCAACGCTATCTGCACCGCTGAATAGTGTTTGATTATTAGTAGCATCATCATCTGTTGATATGACAGCTAAAATCGTGAATCCATCGCTAGCGGTAAGCGTCAACATTGTGTCCATAACCATGTTGTCATTTGTCTCATCAAAGTGTACGTCTCCTGAGTTGTAAGCAGGTTGGTCAGAGGCTGTGCTTTGTGTTAAATCATTACCATTGCCACTACTATCACCCCACTCAGAAACATTACTACCATTTAAAGTTATGTTAGTTTGAAACTTATACCAAGCTTGTAAGCCGCTAACTTGATCTAAGCTAAACGCTTCTAAAGATCCAGCATGTATTAAATTGTTTCCTAATCCTAGCATTAGCTACCAAAGTAACAAATTATTCCTCCTTCAGAAGAGGCTCCTGATAAAGTTACACTAGTCCATCTACCATATATAGTAACTCCTTTTGGAAACTTAGTTCCAGCGTCTGTTTCAGCAGCATTACCACCATTATTAGATACAGCTGAAGTATGACTAAAGTAAGCTGTGTCAGCTATACCTGTATCAGCAACTAATCCAGCTAATGTTGTTTCTTCTAAAAATGTTATTGCTACTATTACTTTACCAGTAGGCGGTGTTAACGCGCCTGTCTCGTCTGTAAATCCGCTACCTAATTGGCCAAAGCCATATTGTACTCCTTGTGAATGTGCCATGTTTTATTTAGTATTCAAATGAAAGAATTATTTTAAAGGGTGTAAGGTTTACTATTTCGTCATCATCAGCTAGAGCTCCATCAACTGTGTCAACTAGTAAAGATGTACCATCAGGCACGGAGTGAACTGTACCAATAGCAGCACCATCCATAGCGCCAACTAAATCTCCTTTAGCAAAAACTTTTCTAGCATCTGTGCCGTCAACTGTTATATCTACCCGTGTCGTGGATACACTTACACCATCACCATCGTTAACTTGTACTCCTGTTTCAAAACTCATAGTATTGTTAAGCCCAGCTATCATACCTAAGTACATAGCGTCAAAACCTACCGTTGTACTTCTAGTGTCAGTAGTTCTACTACTTGCAGTTATACTTTCTAAAACCATATCAGGTTGTTGGTTAGCCGTTGAAGCTTGACCTGTTGAAGCCATAGATATATAATCTAGGCCAGGTTTAAAATCAGCTTCATCTATAATAACCGTACCTACCAAGTTGTTGTAGTAGCCAACACCATCAGCTGATGCGTTAACTGTACCTAAAGAACTAGGCGCTGTACCGTCGGTGTTTGGCCTAGCAAAGTAGAAAACTAAATCTCTATTAGTTTGAGGTGCACCGTCTTTTCCTCTAACTACTACGTTAATATCTCTTAATAGTACTGGACAGTTCGGTATATTAAAAGGCTCCCAGTCTATAATAACATCACCTTCTGCAAAAGGTAAATGACTCTTGTTAGTTTGAATTAAACCAGCAGCTGTAAACTGTGGAAATAACTCTACTGTAAAAAACTTACTTAATCCCATTTTATTTTTCTTTTATTTGTTCGTTCTTCTTTGATGATCCACCAAAGAAAAAGTCAATGATGGTATTTACTTTAGCGCTCATAGCGCCGAATATTGTTGATATAAAGCTAATTTCAAATTCACCTAGCTCTAATGATTTTGTTACAAAATAATTAAACATTACAAACGTAATGCCAAAGTATGCTACTGTAAACAACGTTGCTAATACTTTTTGTATAATAGCATCGTCCTTGTACATATCTCTTGCAGACTTACGATCTTCTACTTCTTTAGCAAAAGCTTCGCGCTCTGCATCTAGTAATAGTTTTTTAAGAGCAAGCTTAGCTTCGTCGCGCTCTTTGTCAGTGGTAATTACTTTGTCAAGTATACCTTCTGCGTTGTCTACGATCTTACCGAATAAACCTCCTACTAAGTTGTTTATCATTTAGCTACTTTTTTGGGTTTTTAAAATAAAGATTTCCAAATCTTTCGTGTACCACGTAAGTACCGCTGCTGTTTGTTTTTTTATCTAAGCTTAACTCTTGTTCATCTATATTAGCTGTTTTACGAGCATTTCCATCTTCGTCGTACAAAACATTTGGAGTAGCTGGATCTCCATGTCCAGTAATCTTTTTGCCTTGTATGTTAATACTTTTATCTTTATCTACTTTAATTCCTTTAGATTTATTCATTTGAATCCTAGGAAAGCCTTTCATCTTAAACGCCATAACTATGTTTTTTTCTCTTCTTTAATTGCTCTTTGTTCGTGCGCCCATTTGTCAGAGCCTTCTGGGGCTCTCATACCAACTGGGTACTTTGGATTACTTGATTGTGTTACTACAAGATCACCATCAACTCTTTTAAATTTAACACCAGCTATTTTATCAAAAGTTGTAGTTTTAGTATAACCTATCTTTCCGTTTTTCATTTCGTCAAGATGTTTCTTTTCGTGAGCTATAACTTTTTTCTCTAATGAGCTACCAGGTTTAACAGATTTATCTACAAATATAGAACCGTCTTTATTTGCTTCAGCTAATATACCGCTACCTAATTTTTTTCTAATTATAGGCGAGTTGTTTGGCGTATTAACCCTTCTTGTTTGTTTACCTAGCTTGTACCCCATTATCTATCTGGATCTTTTATCATATCATCAATAGCCTTATTGTAGACTTTATCAGTATATGTTTCATTATTGTAGAATACACTTCGATCTGATACTGGTAAATCTTCTTCTCCGAGTAAGATTCTATAGATTCTACTTATTAACTGGCTGCACTTAAACGAGGTTTTATATACGCTATACTTTATCGTTGTACGATTTCTATGTCGCCAAACTTCTATCCAGCCTTGTTTTCTTAGACGTTCCCACCTTTCTTTATCCCAAGAGTACGTGTATGTACCGTCTATAAATTCATTTCTTGTAAAACGTTTCTTACAGTCTAAATATATTAGTAGCTCTAAGTCTGCGTCTTTTAACCCGTAAGTCTTACAAGCCCACTTTCTAGTGAGCCTGTAATACTTAAGGATTTGTAATTCACGTAAATCGTGAGCTGTTAATCTCATTTAAGATTAGTCAGCAGCTACAGTGTGCACGATATCAATATCTTCAATATCAGAGTGTACTTTCGTACCAGCTACAGCATCGAATACATCAATCATCGCAGTAGCTCCCACTGTGTTTCCAGCTATTGCTTCAAGCAAAGCTTTCATAACAGTTTTTTGATTGTTATCCGTTGTGATAGCTACTACAACAACATCTACGTTGTCAGCAGCAGCATCATCAGTATCACCAGCTGCACCAGCAGCGATGTGTCCTTTTGGTGTGAAGAAGATACTAAATGCATCAGCATCATCTGTTACAGCACCTAAAGCAGATGCTGTACCAGCTACCATACCTCTAAACGCGCTAACAGGATAAACTGTTGATCCATTTGTTTCGTCGTCGTCTTGTGCGAGAGTTGCATTTTTTCTAAAATACAAATACTTTTCCATTGCCATTTTTAAAATGTTTTAATGATTAATAAATAATTTTGTTTTAGATTTAAGGTTTACAGATTAAAGTTTATGGTTTATGTTTAATCTATAAATAGTTATTACATGTTAACTTGCTAATGTAATAGAGCAGTCTGTTATTAGGTTGCTACAAAACACAGAGTTGTCAGCGTCACATATTTTAACTATACCAGGATCACTAGTATTTATAAAATCTATAATAGCAGTAGCCACTGTTAAATAGTTACCACTAGCAAATGTTATTGTAATAAAATCAACATCATCTCCAGCTGCTACATCTGTTATCATTAAAGGGTCAAAATGCATTTGCAAAGCTGTGACACTTCTAACAAACATACCTCTAAAAGAAGACAGTGGGTAAATAGCTGAATCTCCAGCGGCGTCCATACCGTCACCTGATGCAAAAAATAAAAACTTAGTATCCATTATTCTATAATTATTACGTCACGCTGTCTTATTACATCGTATAGCTCGTCGTCCCAGCTTACGCTATGACCAGCGAGTTTATCATAACGTATAGTATCATTATCACTTATACCTTGCGTTAGATTACCTGCAGATATAACTTTACCTCTAATATATCTGTTATCTTCATCTAATTCTTCTGTTATAATTAGACCTGCTACTTTTTTAGGTGTAACCTTGTCTTTGCTTACTATTATAAAATCATTGACTGCTTTCATCTAATCTAATATTTGAAATTACACAATCAGCAGAAATAATAGTTGAAACTACACTAACCGCATTTTTTAGCGCCGACTTGGTAACAAGTACGGGATCTATAATACCTTCGTCCACCATGTTTACAGAATCACCTGTTACCACATTTATACCTTCACCTTCTACATCATCATAATCTGGAAACTTAATGCCAGCATTTTCTAGTATTGTATCAAAAGGTGATGTAATAGCTTTAAGTAAAACTATTTCACCCTCGTTAGAGGGTTCGATTTTTTGTGCAGCATTAAGCAGTGCTATACCACCACCAGGTACTATACCTTCTTTTAACGCCGCTTTAGTAGCATATATAGCATCTTCAACTCTATCTTTCTTTTCTTTAAGCTCTACCTTTGATCCAGCGCCTACATTTATAATACCAACGCAACCAGATAGCATAGCTAGTCTATCTTCTAGTTTCTTCTTAATAAAACCGTTCTTCTCTTCAGCTATACGCTTATGTACTTCATCTATACGTTCACCAGCTAACTCATGCATGTCTTGTATAGTTAACACCGTAGAATTATCATCTGTTTCAGAATAATCAGCTTCACCTAAGTCTTCAGGCTTCATAGCGTCAAGATCATCGCCTAGCTCTTCGTTAAACAAAGTAGCACCTGTTAGTATAGCTAAATCTTCACATGTATCTTTTTTAGTGGGACCAAAGCCTGGTAAGTCTATAATATTTACTTTAATGTTACCTTTAACCTTATTCATTAATAGCGCCGATTTTACTTGCTGAGCAACTGGAGCCACTATAAGTAAAGCTCGGTTTTGTTTAATAACATGTTCTAATATGTTTTGAATTCTACGTATGTTAGGTATTTCAGATGTACATACTAAAACTAGTGGATTATCTAGCTCACACTTCTGTTTTTCACTGTTAGTTATAAAGTGTGGAGATGTTAAACCACAATCGTTAAGCTGTATACCGTCTACAGTATCAACGTATGTTTCTTCTGTTTCCGATGTTTCCATTAATACTACACCGTCTTTGCCTACAGCTGTATAAGCTTCAGCTATTATGCTACCAAGCTCTTTATCATTGTTACAACTAATAGCGGCAACTTGGTTTAACATGTTGTCGTCAACTTCTATTTTAATAGATTCTAAATATTCTAGTACTTTATCAGCTCCAGACTGCAAACCTTGCTTTATTTCTCTAATAGTTGATTTATCTATAGAATTATACACATGCGTAAGCAAAGCTTCAGCAAGAACGGTAGCCGTAGTGGTACCGTCCCCCGCCTGCTTTACTGTATTGCTTGCAGCTTCCTTGATTAAAGTCGCGCCGATGTTCTCAACTGGGTCAAATAACACTACAGATTGTGCAACTGTAACGCCATCTTTCGTGATAACTGGCTTTCCGCGTCCATCTTCGTAGATTACACACTTTCCTGACGCGCCGAGCGTAGATTTTACTGCTTTTGCTAGCTTACTTACGCCAGCAATAACCTTGTTTTTAGCGTCATCGCCAAAGTTTAACTCTTTAACGATCTCGCTAGGGAGATTGTATTCCATTTTAGTAAATTAAATTAAATTATTCGGTTATTTTTCAAAAGTTTTTACTACCTTAGGCCCTTTTGTAGCCTCTATTCTCTGTGTAAAGTGTTTACAACTTCCATCAATAGCCTGTTCCGCGCCTTCAAGTGTCTCTCTACGAGTAACATCTGTCCAGTCTTCTGGCTTTCCTGGGTGTGAAACTTCTGTTTGGTAGTAACCGTTGGGTAATTGCGTGATCCTCCAGTTCTTTTTGTCTGCAAGATGCTGCCATTGCTCTTTGGTTTTGTCGTTTACTTGTGGATTACCGGTCCACGTACTGTTTGCTTTGTAATACAAATACGTCATTGGTTTTATTTATTGGTTAATAATTAGTTTTTAACTTTCTCCTGTCTTTCTTCCAGTTATTGCACTTCTTCGAGGTTTACCAGCGTTAAAAAATGCTTGTAAGGCTCGATCATACCTAAGTCCATCAGTAAGATCTCCAATACCTTTTACTCCTGGTATATTTGCGGTTGCTAAGAATTCACTTAAATCTGCTTGATCAACACCCTCACTATCTAACATTCTGTTTCTATTACCTGCATCGGCATAAAGGAACTGATCATCTTTTCTTAATTTTTGTCTATCTTTCGCTGATAATTTACTTAAATCAGTATCTTTATCTACTTGATAGGTTCCAGACTTGTAATCTTGAGTTCTTTGTACAAGTTGTGGTGCTGTAGCGCCAGAGAAACCTCCAAAACCTGACTCTAATGCTGATTCAGGTGTTTTTGTAATATCATCACCTGTTAGAATATATCTTTGTTGAACAGCATTATCTAATTCATCGTTAACACGTCTACCACCTAAGTTAACACCAGTTATCACATCATCAGCAGCATCAGTTGTAGCTTGTTGCTCAAATTCATCTGCAGATATTCTTGTTCTAGTACCATCTGGGTTAGTTTTAAAAATACCTAGGTTTTTCATACTACTAGGGTTAGCAGCTTTAAAAGAGCTAAGTGCGTCTTTATGTCCTTTTGTTCCTTTATGCATGGAACCTCCTTTCATTTTAAATGCCATAGTTTTATTTTTTTAGCCACGCATTACAGCAGCTTTGAATTTAGGGTTATTATCTAATTTACCAGATTTAGCGGCTGCTTTTAATCCTTTGTTAAACTCCATAGAAGATTTTGCTTTCTTCATAGATGCTTTAGGTTTAGTCATTGAAGACTTATCAGCTTTCTCCATAGAAGACTTAGGTTTCTTCATAGTAGAATCGGGCTTAGTCATA